GTGGTGGTCTCCTATGTGTAATTATATTAGTAATTATACCATTTTTATACAATAAAAAAGAGGGTAGAAATTAATCTACCCTCAATTTTTATAAGGAGTTTTTAAGCCTTAACCTTTTTCTGAATCTTTAATACAAGATTAGTTAAGGTTGTAATTAATGTCTTAAGTTGTGCAACGGTTACAGCCAATGCAGCCACGGCAGCAAGTGCTTGTGATGCTGAATCGGTTACTGTTGCAGTTGCAGACACCTTTACTTGACCTGCTACTGGTAAATCAGTTCCACCAGTTGCACTGATAGTAACTGCTCCTGCAGATAATGGCATGTAAACTTTGTAAGTTTTTACACCATTTGCGTCAGTTGTAATAGATGTTGCAGTAATTGTGTCGCTTGATCCACCAAAGGAATAACTTGTAGTAATTCCTGTAGAAGCAAGTAGGTTAGCATATGTCTTTCCAGACAATACTGCACCTGTTGCATCAACTGGTGAAAGAGTAATTGTGGCTTGTTCTCCTGCTACATAGTTTGCTTTATCAAAAGCCAACTTAATAGAAGCAACAGCAGCCTCTACACGCACAGTTACTGTGTCTGCAGAGATTGTTCCACTCTTTACTACTACACCTGCTGAACCAGTTTTAACACCAGCCAAAGAGAACAACGCTTCGCCATTAGAGATAGAAGCAGTTGTTGCTGAGTTGCTGATTACTGTTAAGTCTGCTGATGTTGCTGTTAATGTTCCTGCTCCTACAACTACGCCAGCAGCATCGTATGCTACGGCAAAGATTGCGTCTGCATTAGAACCTACAGCAATTGTTGGCTTCTTTACAGTTGTAACAACTTTAGTAATATCACCATAGAATGTTACTTTCTCTGTTGCCAATAATACTCCAGATTGTGAAGTAAGTGTAATTGTTCCTACTCCAGATGTGCCGTCAGAAAATACACCAAAGTAGTTTCCTGCAGGTACAACTAATGATCTACCTAAAGCAGAAATAGTTGCATGGTTTGTGCCATACCCTAACATACCCGCTCCTGAAATTGTTGCTGTAATTGATTCTGAAGCAGAAGCGTTAGCAGCATTTTTTTGAGTTAAAACTATAACTGCCGATGCATCAGAGGACACGGCCTTTGAAGCATATACGGTTGCATCTGTTGTTGCTGAGATTGTCTCACCAGTATTTAAAATAGATGTTGTATAAGCAGTTGATGCCTTAAGGTCTGGAGCGGTAACAGTAACTGTCCATGTAATGGCAGCAGATGTAACTGAACCAGATGCACTAGTTAATGTAGGTATAAATCTAACTACATATGATCCAGCGACGGTAGGCACATAAAATGATGATGTCAACTTTGCAGTAACATAACCAGAAACATTAGTTGCTGGAGATACTGCTGCTGTTTTTGTGTCTGCTGATAGTGCCACTGTTGCGCTAGATGTTTCTGTAACGGCAAACTGTGGAACGCTAGCAGTAGATGGGGCAGATAGTACTGCAGATATTACCGAAACGGTATCTCCAGTGCTTGTTCCCAAAAATGATACTGATACTACTGCTGTTGCAGTCTCACCAGGATTAATTGTATCCGCTACGGCATCAATGGTGACAACGTCAGCATATACTGTAGCCTGTGTCGGAAGTGCCGACATCACGCCAAGTGTCAGGGCTGCAGCCAAGACTGTGGCAAGTTTCTTAAATGAATTCATTCTTCTCCTTATTAGTTTATATTAAGTTTAAATTATCTAGAAAATCCTTAACATCGTTAGGCATTTTCCGATTATCTAATTCTACCATACGTTGCTGTTTGTCTGCAAGTCGTGCTGCAGAACTCCAAGTGTGGACATCTATCTCAGTATTACTAGTCTTTTGTGTATGAGATATTGCTCCGAATACCGCCCCACAAACGGCATCGGCTAGATCTTTTGATTTTTTACGGGGGTGATCAACTCTATTACCTTTCATTATTTTTAATTCTGACATTTCTTCTAATAATATTGGGATCATTGGAATAGCAACACGCTCTTCATAAATCATCATAGCCAAATCTTCATAATGTTTTTTAGCAACAGAGACAGTTTCTGTTTTAATTCCTACGGCTTGTAGTTCATTTTGAATATCAAATGATTGCCAACGATCAAAAGAGACCATGCCAATATTAAAACCTTCTCTACGTAAGTTTATAATCCACTGTTTTACTTCAGATAAATTTACTGGACCTTCAGATCTGGGTTCCCACCAAGCAACGGCATCAACAACAACAATTGGGGCTACCTGCTCATAATCTTTAATAACTTGAATGTTTACCCACTTGTCAACATGGGCAATAGCAACAGCACACTTGTCGTGTTTTTGTGCAAGGTCTGCATGAATATAGTAAACTTTTTCTGGATCTGCTTTAAATGTTGCATCAAACCTTCTAAATGAGTCTAATGGATTTCTTGTGTTCATACATTTCTCTAATTTTTCTTTTTGTTTAAAGAATGCATCGGAAGCAAAAGTTGGTACGCAAGCAAAGCGCATCATTGCATCACCTAAATCTGTATAAAATGCTAACTTAAAATCATCTATCTTACGAGTAGGGTTTACTTCCCATGTAGGTCTTTTTAATGCTAATATTTTTGGTACCTTGTAAGAAATAATAGAATCTTCTTCCCAAGTAATTTCAAACTGATTGCTAACATCGTTATGAGGCAGATCTTCATTCATAATAAAGGTGTGTTTTTTTTCTACCGTTTCTTTTTCCATAATAACATCATCATATCTTTTTGAAATAAAGTCACCTTGATAACGAGGAAACGAAAGTAATACTACCTTGCCTAAATCTGGAAAACGAGAATCAACTGAACCACGAAATGCTTTATAGATATTTTCTGCTGTCTTGCCTTGTTCATTTCCAGTACCAACCTCAGATACAAATCCAGAAATTTCATCAAGAACTGCAAGCAATAAATTTAGTCCTTCATGTGACTCTCTTTCTGAGTGTCCAGAATAAACTGTAATTGATTTATCAAACTCTACTGAATCTGCCTTAGCGTTGTACTTGCCTGCAAACCATGGTGATTTTTCAATCTTTGTTTTAAATCCTTTAAAGAAAACATTTTTGGCTTGTTGTGCGTTAATAGCAACGTTAATTAAATCTATTGCATCTCCACTTGGTTTTCCGAAATATCTTGCAGGGTCTTTAAGACATAGTAACTTATAAACAATATAAGCACAGGCAACAGTAGAGGTAAAATCTTTACCAGAACCTTTGCCCAACTGTAAAATAATTTCGTTTTTTGTGTATTTTTCATAGTATCTTGCTCCTTCTACAGCGCCATGTAGTTCTTTTAGATCTTCCTTTTTGTAGATTTGGCTCATTGCTTCTACAATGTCATATTGGATTGAAGAGAGTGGTGGTTGACCTAAATAATTAGAAGACTCAACAAATGTTTTTGCATCTACTGGTATTTCTTCAAATTGTTGTTCTTTTAATACCTCAATAAAATCATTGAACATCGTGGACAATTGTTATTACCTCCCCCTCTTTTGCAATTTTAGAAAGACGTTGCATAATTAAATCACGAACCTCTGGATGCTCAGAAGCAACGTCTCTAAGAATTTCAATAAGAACTTCTTGCTTGCGTTCAATCTGTATCATTTCTTCTGCAAGTTCTTTGTTTTCAAGAAGACCAGCCTTTTGTAACATTTCAATTCTAGATTTTTCAATGTCCATTACAAGTTTAATGGCTTGAGTTTTTGCACTAAGATTATTTGTCATACTTGATTCATCAATAACTTCATAAGCCTTTGTAATAAGTTTACTATAGTGTGTGTCTGCTCCAGCAAGTGCTTCTTTGGCACGAGCACGAATTGCGTCATTGGCAGATGCCATAACTTTCCACTCATTAATTAATGCAACAACACGAGTTCTAGGCATGTCTAATTCTTTAGATATTTTAGTTGGATCCTGACCCTTTAAATATTCAGAAACAACCTTGTTTACCTCATCAAGGTGTTGAACTAACTCTGCTTCAGTTGACATGATACTTTCCTTCTAAGCGATTAATTTCATCCTTAATATAAAATATTGCTTTTTCTAAATCTTGTATAGTTTTTTTCTCATCTTTAAGTCCTGCTCTCCATAGGTACTTGAAGGCATTTCCAATATTAAAATTTCTATGACGTGTAATTTGTATACACTCAACCCCACTAGGATCGGTTGTATAGTGAACAGGGTGATTAACTTGATCAACCGTAATGCTTAAATCATTACTCATCGTTTTGATTTCCTTAATCCAAACTTTGCAAGATATACATAGATTGTTTCTATGCTTGCCCCGCATTCTTTGGCAATGTCTTCTGGAGATTTTTTGTCTATAAGATATCTCTTACGCATAAAAACCTCTGACTTATACAGTTTACCACTCATAGTATTATTTGTCAACCTCTTTTGTATTAATATCATAGTAGAATTTATCAGAGTCTTCCAGAATCCACTTATTTTGATTTTCTACATCCCACTTGTAATCATTGATTATTCTTTCAATAACGTAATCTTTTTTCAGGGTAAAAGAAGGTTCATAAACACGAACCCTATTGTTAGGCTGAACAGCAAAGTTGCCATCATCTCGTTGTATAACATGTCCGCATTTGTGCTCAGAAGGACTTTCTGAATACCCGTCATCCATGACATTTGTATCTGGATTGTGCCAATCAAGAGTAAATAAATAGGTTCCGTCATGTCTTGTTTTTGTCCTATCAATATAAGACATTCTGAGGTTTGTAAGGTTTTCAAATTTTGTTACAGATATGTGATGACTAAAGGCATTCCATAAAACTAGGTTGTATAAGTCTATTTCGGGAATTCCAGGTTTTGTACAAAATGCACTAATTGGTAATCTCCACCACAGCCCACCATCTTCCATCATTATGTGAAATAGGGGACTTCTACTTTTTATACTAGCAACGCCAAATATAACACAAGGAAAATATTTATCATGACTGTCTTTTTGATTTCTTAAATAATTTCCACGCACATAACACTCTATGGGTGGTATGTTTGCATTTAATTCTGGCACTACGTCTCCAATCCCATTGACTTATTCCAATTGTTAATTGACCAATGACCAATTCCACATGCATCGGCAACATCATTGTCACTAATAATTCTATCATATATGACTTCAATCAACTTAATAGTTCTTTCTTTTCTGAACTGTCGTTCATATGTTTTGTACCAAGACTCTGATTTTCCAGGATTTTTTGATCTTATTAATAACTGCTCTTCTTTTGTTAATTTTTTATTTCCTAAGTAGTTTTGCCAAGTTATTGGAGATACCTTACCAACTACATTAATGCCACACATTGCAGCAGCACCCAAAAGCGCACCCTGAACAAGAGCAAGGTCAGCAGCAGTTTTAGGAGAGTTCATAAATACCGTGTGCTCAATAACAATTGCTTCTGCTTTCATAATTGTTTCAAAATATGCCTTTGTTTTTTTTGCTGCATCTCCAACTTTTGCATATATGTCATTACCTTCAAAATTTATTTTACCAATTTCTACAAGACTTTTATTTTCAAAAACTGCATATGCAAGACTATTAGTACTAGCATCAATAGCGCAAATTCTTTTAGGCTGAACTTCTATTCCCCATTTATTCTTGCTCATAGTCAAAAAATCCTTTTATTTGTTTTAACATCTTGTCTACTGATCTTTTACTTACGTTGCAATTAGAACAAAACCCAGACTCATTGTATATTGAAAGATCTACTCCGCAACCACCAATGCATTTTCTAACTTTTCCAATTCTTTTTTGTGTTCGTGTTACGTTGTATCTTAAAGCAATCTTATTTTTTGTTGCAATATCACGACACTCTGACCCACAGTAAATTTGATAACTTACTCTGG